AATTACCGCCCTTGCGGCCCGTCAGTCGGGTAAATCAGAGACTATTGCTAACACCGTAGTTACGTTAATGGTGCTTCTTCCAAGATTAGCAAAAATGTACCCAGAACTTTTAGGTAAGTTTAAAGATGGTATTTGGGTTGGAATGTTTGCTCCAGTTGAGGGTCAGGTAGAAACTTTATTTGGTCGCGCTGTAAATAGATTAACTTCTGAACGCGCATTGGAAATATTAAATGATACAGAGATAGACGACAGCGTTGGCAAGGTGACGGGTGTTACTCGACAGATCAAGCTAAAGAACTCTGGATCCACCCTTTCTATGATGACCGCTAACCCACGAGCAAAGATTGAATCTAAGTCTTTTCATCTTATTGTTATTGATGAGTGTCAAGAAGCCGATGATTTTGTTGTTTCTAAATCCATCTCTCCTATGCTGGCTTACTATTCGGGAACTATGGTTAAGACGGGTACTCCCACTACGCATAAGAATAACTTCTACCGATCTATTCAATTAAACAAGCGTAGACAAACTGGTCGTGGTCGGCAGAATCACTTTGAGTGGGACTGGCGTGAAGTAGCAAAAGTACAGACAAATTATGGAAAGTTTATTAAGAAAGAAGTTCTTCGAATTGGTGAAGACTCCGATGAGTTTCAGATGTCGTACTCTTGTAAATGGTTACTTGATAGAGGTATGTTTGTAACTTCTAACGTTATGGATGAGTTGCAAGACACGTCTATGGAATTAGTGAAGGCTTGGCATCGATCCCCTGTTGTTGTGGGAATTGACCCTGCACGTAAAATGGACTCAACCGTTGTTACGGTAGTATGGGTTAACTGGGATCGCCCAGACGAATTTGGGTATTACGAACACAGAATATTAAATTGGTTAGAAATTCAGGGCGATGACTGGGAAGATCAGTACTTTCAAATTCAAACATTCTTGGAGAGTTATGACGTACTTGCAGTGGGGGTTGACGCTAACGGTGTTGGTGACGCTGTTGCTCAGCGCCTTAAACTTTTAATACCTAGAGCAGAAGTACACGCAATCGGTTCTAGTCAACCAGAGCAGTCTAAACGTTGGAAACACCTTAAAGCGTTAATTGATCGCAGAATGATTGAATACCCAGCGCATGCTAAAACCCGGCGTTTGCGTACATGGAAGCGCTTCTATCAGCAGATGACGGATCTGGAAATTAAGTTCCAAGGACCTAATTTTCTAGCCCACGCCCCTGACGAAGCGCACGCGCACGACGACTTTGCCGATAGTCTGGCAATTGCCTGTGCAATGACAATGGATCTAACCCTGCCTCAAGTAGAAGTAACTAGCTCTCCTTTTTTTAGATAATTACGACTTTACCGTACATACCTGACCTAAACGAGAGATACTTTTCTACGAGGTCCTCAAACCCAATAAGGAGTCATATATGACAATCGCACCAGACCCAAAGTTCGCTGAACGTCCAGGAACTGTTTATGATCGCAAGTTCTCACCTGCTACAACAGGTAATCGCGGCCCACTTCGTTTTGAAGAAGGAATTGCAACAGATACAGATGTTCCAAGCGAATTTACAAAGGGCGCTATGCAGGCTTATACACCTGCAGCAAACCGTCCAAACCGTAATGCAAATGTTTTCGAAAAGTTACCAGAGGAGACAATGCGTGAACGCGCACACGTCGGTTCTGCAGCTTGGGTAGAAGCACCATCACACCTCTCAGAATTTTCTGGCGGTGCTTTTGCTGACCACGGTAAGAATGAATTCCAAGAAGTTAAGCGCGATGGCGGACACCAACAGCGCCTTAACCCTTCGGTCGTTAACGACTAATATAGAGTAATATAGAAAAACAGAACCCCCGACGCCTCTGACGCAAGCGCACCACGGGGGTCACTCTTTAAGGATCATTCATGGCATATGTTCAAGGTAAAGCGGTAAAGGAAGCTCCTCACGAGGTTCCCGCTAATCCACGTCTTTATAACTCAATTGTTGTGCAGGCAAAGTCACGTTTTGCTAAGTGGCCCTCCCCAGCAGCAGGTCACTGGGTTCATGCCAAGTATCTTCAAATGGGTGGTCGTTTTGTTAAGTCTGAAAAAGAAGTAGATCCAAGAATGCGGGACACAGTCCACGATAAGCAAGAGGCTGAAAAGAAGAAACAACTTCGTAAAGTTTCCAAGCCTATGGGTAGGGGTCTTATTAAAGGCGAGTCCTTTAGATAACCTAAAATCTATTTGTCGACAATTTTGCTATTATTTCAATATTCAAACGAGAGGGACTATAGATGAGTTCAATTGACTTCTCGCCCCCTTCATATAGGGCGGCGTCAAGTGATTTAACAATCTCTATATCCCCCCTTGGGCTTGTCGAATTAGCGGACGAAGAGTTTGAAGTACATGGTCCTCGCCTAAACCGTTACTCAATGAACTGGGCTATGTACCTAGGTCATCACTGGTCGTACCGCCGCCAAACTGGTGAAGCGCAGATGGCACTTAATTATTACCGTGCCTTTACCGATTTTGTTATTAACTTTACTTTCGGCAAAGGGGTCTCCTTCCGTTCCCCAAAAGAAACGGAAGCAATCGTGCCAGACATTCTTGAAAGAGTCTGGGAAGTGGATAACAACAAAGCCACAGTTCTGTGGGAAATAGGTCAGCAAGGATCTGTATCTGGAGACTGCTTTGTTAAAGTTGCTTATGAAGAGGCTTATCAAGATCCTACGGGTCGTGTGCATCCGGGACGAGTTCGTATTCTTCCCCTGAACTCTTCTTTTGCATTTCCTGAGTTTCACCCACATGATCGCGAGCGCTTAATTCGTTTTAAACTTAAGTATCGTTTCTGGGGCACTTCTCTTGAAGGAACACGTCAAGTGTTTACTTATACCGAGATCCTGACAGAAGACATTATTGAAGAATATATTAATGACGAACTTATTGACTCACGACCAAACCCCCTCGGCACCATCCCTGTTATTCATATCCCAAACATACGTATTAGCGGTAGTCCTTGGGGTCTTAGCGACTGCAACGATATTATTAATATTAATCGTACTTATAATGAAGTTGCTACGGATGTTGCTGATATTGTTAATTATCACGCCGCCCCAGTTACAGTTATTATTGGTGCAAAAGCAGCTCAATTAGAAAAAGGACCTAACAAGGTTTGGGGTGGTCTTCCAAAAGATGCCAAGGTAGAAAATCTTTCAGGTGGATCTGAGGGTCTTAAAGGCGCAATGGAATTCCTTGAGATGCTTAAGAAATCTATGCACGAAATGGTTGGTGTTCCTGAAACCGCTCTTGGTCAGGCAATGCCTGTATCTAACACCTCTGGTGTTGCGCTTTCAATTATGTTCCAGCCTTTGATGAACCGCTACCATCAGAAGATTATTCAATACGCACATGGCTTAGAGCGTATTAATGAACTTGTTCTTTTAAGCATTGGTCTTAAAGAACCTGAGATGTTTACCTGGAACCCTGATTTTAATACTCCCCTTAAGAATGGTCAACTTACACAGTTAGACCCAAACAACGCAGATACATACCGTTCAATCGTTCACTTCCCACAGCCACTACCTCTTGATAAATTGATCGCACTTAATGAGATCCAGACTAAGTTGTCTCTTGGTCTTGAGTCTAAAGAGGGTGCACTTCGCTCACTTGGTGAAGAATTTCCTGCAGAAAAGATTCAAGAGATCCGTCAAGAACTTATGGACGACGCCAAGGCAGACGGCGCATTACAAATGCTTAAGAATGATATTGCTAAGGAAATCTTGGCTATGACAGGCATGATGCCTGGCCCAGACGGTGCAGCGGGTCAACCTATGGTCGGACCTGAGGGTCAACCAATGGGTGGAAACGAAAATGCTGCGACACCGATCGTGGATGAGGCGTCAGCGATGCTCGCCCAAGGAGAGGCCGGTCTACGTAACCGCCTTGTTACAGAAGCTTACGGGACCAAAATTCCTCAGAAGAGAGTTCCGGAAGACTACGAGAAATAGGGCAGTTTAGCCTGTAATTTTTTGTAGGTACGGCAAAATTAAATACTGAAACACACAGTTAGGTCATACGTGCTCTCACATCGGAAAAAGACCCCTAGAATCAAAGGATGAAACATGGAAGTTGCAGAAGCAGCTGCTGAGGCCTTCGCGGTCGACGCAGGAACCACTCCAGTAGTAAACGTGTCTGATGTTGACGCATCAACTGTTACAACTGAAGCCGCTACTACTAACGTAACCGAAAACCGCAAAGCACAGTTTTATAGCGAAGCGGATTTGGTTAAGGCTCGTCAACAGGAAAAAGATAAAGTTTATCCTGTCATTGACAACCTTAAGAAAGAAGTAGAAGCACTCCGTAAGGAGAAAGAAACAGAAGTCGCTCAACGGCAAGCAGAAGAAACTGAGAAGTTAGCAGCAATCGAAGCTCGCAAAAAGGCTGAGGAAGAATCATCTTTGGATGTTCGTGATCTCATTGCCAAAAAAGAAGCTGAGTGGCAGGAGCAGTTGGAGCGTGAGCGTCAAGAACGTGAACGTGCCTTCGCTCTTCTGGAGCAGGAAAGAACTTTTGCAGATCTCCAGAATTATAAGACCCAACGTCTAGAAGCAGAGCGTGACAACATCATGCCTGAACTTTTGGATCTCGTCGGAGGTAACACTCGCGAAGATTTAGACGCAAGTATTGAGGGCTTGAAAGAGCGCTCAGCACGAATTCTTGAATCGGCTCAATCTGCTATGCAGAATACACGCCGTGAAATGACGGGGACAAGGGCGACCTTGCCTCCAGCAGGACCACTGGAAACTAATTCGGAGCAAACACAGTTCTCGGCGCAAGATATTGCGTCAATGTCCGCACAAGAATATGCGAAATATCGAGATCGTCTATTGAGTCCAAAAGCTCGAGGCGAAGCTCAGAGATGGTAATGCTAAACCCTAACTCAACCAACCTATTAAGGAGCTATAGCTAAATGGCATCTGGAATCACAGGTACCGGCAATCTCGCAGCCGCACCAACAGCATACTCGGGTACAAACACCCAACTCACTCAAGCGATTCAGACAATCTGGTCCAAGGAAATCTTGTTTCAGGCTCTACCAATCCTTCGCTTTGAGCAATTTGCAGTAAAGAAGACTGAACTAGGAGTTGCTCCTGGTCTTCAGATTAACTTTATGCGTTACAACAACCTTGGCTTTGCTTCACCGCTCGTCGAAGGTGTTCGTATGCAGACAAATGCATTGACAGCACAGCAGTTCTCAATCACAGTTACAGAGCATGGTTATGCCCTCGCTGTTTCAGAACTTCTTCTCAATGCTTCATTCGACGACGTCATGGCTTCAGCCTCACGTCTTCTCGGTCGTAACATGGCTATCTATCTTGATCAGCTTTCACGCGACACCCTATATGCAGCATCTTCAACCATCTACGGTGAAGATCGCTCAGCCATCTCTTCAGCAGTAAACAACTGGTACGGCTACGGCACAGAAGGCACCTCACGCGCTTCTATGACAGGAAACTTCTTCCTTTCAACCCGTACCGTGAAGGATGCAGTTGAGACACTCTCAACCAAGAACATCCCTCGTTTGGGCGAGACTTACGTCGCGTTCGTTCACCCTCACCAGAGCCGTCGTCTTCGTGACCTCCCAGAGTTCATTGAAGTAACAAAGTACGCTGCTCCTGGTAACTTCATGCTCGGTGAAATTGGTCGTTTGTACGACACAGTATTCATTGAGACAACACAGGTCCTCAAGGTTCCTGGTGGTGCTGGTGCTGGCTATACAACTGACACTGCTGTTGCTAACCCAACAGTTGCTGCTGGTGGAGGCTACACAACACCTAACACCTTCACAGGTAACGGTGCAGCTGATCGTTATAGCGCAATCTTCATTGGAGATAACGCATTCGGTCACGCTATCTCACTCCCAGTTGAACTTCGCGATGGCGGTATCTTGGACTTCGGTCGTGAGCACGCTCTTGCTTGGTACTCAATCTTCGGTCTTGGCTTGATCACAGATCAGTCAGTCTTGATTGCAGAAACCAACTAAGTTCGAACTTAGTTGTAAAAAAACTTAATAGTACGACCTGATTGGGGGGCGAAAGCCCCCCGTCAGTTTCCTTAACAGACACTACATTGGAGAATTACAAATGGCTCGGAACCCAAACGACGTCACAGGACGTAAGCGCGATGAACTCGCTAAGCAACACTCTGAAGAACTACAACAGCGTGCGGCTGAAATGTCTATGGTTACTGCGGAAGCAAAAGCAGAACTAGACACCCCGATTGATGCAACCCAACCAAATCGTCAAACAGTTATTGTTGACAGTGTCGTAAAGACAACTGAAGATCAAGACTCAGTAGAGATTCGCGTAATTGCTGACATTGAGTCTATGACTCTAGGATCAGGTAATTACTATAACTTTAAGGCTGGTCAAAAGTACACAGTTTCAAAGCATGTGGCTAACCACCTTAAGGAAAAGGGTTATCTAGCTGGCGTTATTTAATAACAAAGGTTACCGAGCAGCGGGGCGCGTAATGCGTTACCCGCTGTTTCGTTTATAAAGACTTTTTACTTAAAGTGCGAGATTATTAATGAAGGCGGATGGTAAGGGGATATCGTGATTGAGTTTCATGATTTAGTAACAAAAGTTCGCTCTGAACTAGCCGACCACGCAAGCCTTTTTAGCAAAACTTTTATTGGCGATGGAAGAGAACTAACCTTTCCCTTAGGATTTAAGCCAGTTGACGCGATGTCTATTCAAGTAACTATAGATGGAAGCATCGTTACCCAACCTACATATTTTGTACTTGAAGATAAAAACGGAGTAATTTATTTTGTAAACCCTCCTGCTCAAGGTTCTGTGATTAAAGTTCTTGGTAACGCTTACCGCTATTTTACTGATGGCGAAATTGAAAACTACATCAATACCTCTATTACCCAGCACACTTACAACAGAACAGACGGTTTTGGTAGAAAAGTAACTCTACGCACCCTTGACCATGTTGAGGAATACCCAATCGTTATCCTCTCTGTTATTGAGGCTCTTTGGGCATTAGCCACTGATTCGGCTTTTGATATCAACATTATGGCTCCTGATGGAATTATGATTCCTCGCGATCAACGCTACAGCCAATTGACGAATATTATCCAGCAACGCTGGGAGCAGTACCGGACCATCTGTACTCAACTTAACGTGGGCTTGTGGAAGATTGAGATGGGTAATCTCCGTCGTGTCAGCCGTACAACTAATCGCCTTGTCCCACTTTACGTGGCTCAAGAGGCTGATGACCCTTCTATGCCAGAGCGCTTGTATATTCCAGAAAATGTTACTGGGCGCACGCTTCCTGTGGCTAAGGTTCCGATCTATGATCTTAACCTTGGAGTTCAAGGAGATAGTTTTACTATCATATTAGACTTTGGTAGAGATGTTACTGGGCTATCTTTTCAAGCCCAGGTTCGAAGCTACCCCACCTCACCAACACTTTTTGCTGACTTTGCAATTACAGTTTTGCAAAATAACCCCGCCCGTATTCAGTTAAGCCTCACACGTTACCAAACAGACATGTTGCCACTTCGATCCTTCTGGGATCTTCGTGCTACGTCTAGCGACCCTAACTATGAAGAAACTTTTGTTAGAGGTCAAGTCTTTACTCAACCTCAAGTAACATTGGATACTCTATGACAAATCCATATGAAGTTATTATTAACAGCGAAGGCGGCGAAGAGGCCTACGGTAATCCGTATGGTGGTGGAGCCACTGGTCCCGGCGCTACTGGTCCTCAAGGTATACCTGGTCCTACTGGGCCCACAGGCCCTACTGGCGCAACTGGCGCCGCTTCTACTGTAACTGGTCCTACTGGATCCACAGGTCCAACAGGCGCAACTGGCGCCACAGGTCAGACAGGTCCTATTGGTCCTCAAGGTCCCACTGGTGCTACAGGCGCCGCTTCTACTGTAACTGGTCCAACGGGTGCTACAGGTGTTGCTGGTCCCGCGGGAGCAATTGGTGCAACAGGCGCGACCGGAGCGACTGGTTCAAGTGGTGCAACTGGCCCTCAAGGTCCACAAGGTGTTCAAGGCAACGTTGGAGCCACAGGTCCTACTGGCGCCACTGGTGCTACTGGTGCAACTGGTGCAGCGTCTACCGTTCCTGGTCCTACTGGACCTGCAGGTGCTGTTGGTTCTATTGGTCCTGTTGGTGCAACAGGTTTAACTGGTGCGGTTGGACCTACTGGTGCAACTGGATCCGTCGGTGCAACAGGTCCTACGGGTGCGACTGGTCTTCAGGGTCCGACTGGATCTACTGGATCCGCTGTAACAATTCGTGGATCATTCCCTAATTATGCTGCCCTTGTTGCGGCATATCCAACGGGTCAAATTGGTTCTGCTTATTTACTTGGCGATGGAACTCTTGAAGTATGGACAGGAACTAACTGGCAGAACGTCGGTAACATCCTTGGTCCTACTGGCGCCACTGGAGCAACGGGTGCAACTGGTGCTGCTTCAAACATTGCTGGTCCAACTGGACCACAAGGTTTAGTTGGTCCTACTGGAGCTACTGGTGTAACTGGAGCAACGGGTGCTACAGGCGCTGTTGGTGCTACGGGAGCAGTTGGCGCTACAGGTGCTACAGGTGCTCAAGGTGCTCAAGGTGTTGCTGGACCTACAGGCGCAACAGGTGCACAAGGTAATACTGGTGCAACAGGCGCTACTGGTCCTGCAGGTGTACAAGGACCGCAAGGTAACCAAGGTGTGCAAGGAAACATCGGACCTACTGGTCCACAAGGCCTTACTGGATCACAAGGTATCGCGGGTCCTACAGGTGCTACTGGAGCACAAGGTACTGGCGTAACAATTCTTGGATCCTATTCAACCCTAGCTGCGCTTCAAGCCGCACACCCAACAGGTACTGCTGGTCAAGCCTATTTAATTAATGGCGCTCTTTATGTTTGGTCAACCAACACAAATTCATGGATTAATGCTGGAAATATTCAAGGCCCCACTGGAGCTCAAGGTCCGACAGGTTTAACTGGTGCAACAGGAGCTGCTGGAACAGGTATAACTGGAGTAACGCCGGGCGGTGTTGTATTTGGTAATAACTCAGGAACCACTACCTCAACCGTTGCTGGAACAGCCGGGCAGTTCCTTATGTCTTACGGCAATATTGCCAATGGTGGTCCGCAGTTTATTAGCCTTAGTGTTAAAGAACCTGTAAATGTTGCTTCAACCGGAGTAGCGATTGTTGGAACCTTTGCTGCATCTGGCACTGCTGGGGCTAACACGACTAATGACTACCCAACATCCGCAGCAACGCTTACGCTTTCAGTTTCTACACTTACGCTTGATGGATATGCCATTAATAATGGAGATCGTATTCTTGTTAAAGATCAGCCAGATGCTCGTCAAAATGGCGTATATGTTGTAGCCAATGGCGGTATTGGCGGATCCGGAAATATTGTTCTTATACGCGATAACGACTCAGATACGCTACCTAAGATTAGCGGATCTATTATTCAAGTCCTTAATGGTTCTCTTAATGGTGGCCAGGCATTCCAATGCTATACGCAAGCTCTTGGAGGAACCCTTGATACGGTAACCCCAATTACATATAATCAAATGGTTTCGGCAACTGGAGCGGGTCAGGCTGGACAATTCCTCATGTCTTATGGAGGAAATGGATCGTATGCACCAGAGTGGATTACTTTAGGTGTTCATGAGGCAGCCAGGGTTGCAACAACAACTAACGTCCCAGCCTCCTATGCTGTTGGAGTTAATACAACAAATGATCCATTAATTGCCTCAGATCAACTTACCTTGACATCAACGGGTGTTCTTGTTTTAGATGGTTATACCGTTCAACAAGGTGATCGCGTTCTATTTAAAGACCAAACAGATTCTCGTCAAAATGGTGTGTATGTTTGCTCAACAGCCCCAGCAAGTGGGGTACAGGGCATATTTATTCGTGATAATGACGCAGACAGCCCAGCAAAACTAGCTGCTGCAATTATTCAAGTTAATCAAGGCACCAACTACGGTGGCACCGCTTGGATTTGCGGTCTTAAATCTACAGATACATTTGGTACATCTGCGGTTACATTTAAACAACTTTCAACAGGGGCTACGAGTTTATCAAGTACCGTTAGTACCCTTACTGGTAATCTAGACGCAGGAACCCCTAGCTCAGTCTTTGGTGGAACCGTTTCAGTTGATGGAGGAACTCCTTAATGTCAGTTCAAGTCCAATTTAGGCGTGGTACTGCAGCTCAATGGGCTGCAGCAAACTCACTTCTTGCTCAAGGCGAACTTGGTCTTGAATTAGATACAGGTAAGTTTAAATTAGGTGACGGCGTAACTCTGTGGAATTCGCTATCCTATGCTTCTGGACCTACTGGTGCTACAGGACCAACCGGACCTGCAGGAACATCTGGAGCGACAGGCGCAACAGGACCTGCTGGTGCTACTGGAGCAACAGGCGCTGGTATTCAAGGTCCAACTGGTCCTACGGGTCCATCAGGCTCAGCGGTAGCAAATGCTATGGCAGCGGATGCAAAACTTGGTTTGGGAATTTACTTTCCTAAAGGATCTTTTGTTACTACTACGACAACAACTCGCGTTGTGTCACCAATCAGTTTGATCTAGGAAGGAATACTAAGTGTCACGTCAAGTATTGCAAGAAACGGATTACGCGTTTAATCCATCGACATATACGTTAACAATCCTTGAGCGCTGGATTCGTCCTGAGCGCATGATGCTCATCACGAACATCACACGTAACGTTATCCTTTATAACTTCTCAGATAATACAACAAGCTATACCTCTTATACAAAGGCAGATCAAGGTAACGGTATTTTCAATACAGTTATTGTTTTGAACCCAACCTACTTTAATGCCAACATGTTGTCAACTGACCTTATTCAGGTTTACTACGACGACAACTCAGTTGTTACAACCCCTGACGAGACCTTCACAGACGCTGTTCAAAAGCAGCGCGTTTCTACCCCACAGTCATTGATCGATACGGACTTTGAATACTCAGTCCAGCCCTCGAAGTGGGAGACAGTCTTCCTTCAGTCTAACTACCCTTCATTCTTTGCTAAGCCAAACGGTGGTAACGCTATTGCTGTTACTTCTATTTTTGGTGATGGAACCGCCCCACGTTCTGTTGTTACAGTAACGTCTTCAGCACCTCATGGCCTTAGCGCTGGTGGTGTTGTTAGCATTCAAGAAACACAGAACTACCGCGTAGAAGGAACCTACTCTGTTCTTTCTGCACCTACTATTTATACATTTACTTATCGTGCCAAGGGTGTTGTTTCTGGTGAAACAATTTACCCTAACCTTTCTGCAGTTTACGGTGGAGATCTTTTTGACGGCTCTCACATTCCGGGCGGTAACTATCCTTCTCTTGGAACAATTACTGGCGCTGTTAACACTCTCAATCCATGGACTGCTGTAACTGATGGTGTTGCTCCTGCGTCTAACGTCACTGTTACATTCCAATACCCGCACGGTCTATACCCAGGATCGTCTGTTTCTATCTCAGGAACTAACAGCTTTGACGGAGACTATGTAGTCAAGCAAGTTCCTCAGACAAATCAATTGGTATTTACTCTTTATGCACAACAGTCACAGGTAACAGTACCTACCACTGGGCGTATTGTTCCTAAGTCTGACGGTTATGTTATTCACCGCCCATATGACGCGGGTGTTGCTATTACTACTTATAACAACGTACCGGGACTTCAGGCTATTCGTCAAACTCGCCGTTACTTCCGTTACCAAGCTGGTAAGGGTATGCAGTTCTCTACTGGCGCTAAGTTAACCCCTACATTTAATATTGATGGTATCTCACTCTCCGCTGGATCTGTGGGAACCCAGACAGTGTCTGTTACCACTATGGAAGATCACGGTCTTCAAGCTGGTGCAGTTATCTATGTAGAAAACATTCAGACAACTAACTCCTCTGGTTACAACCCATACAACGGTCAGTTTACAGTTGCGTCTGTCAGTAACTCAAACGTATTCCAGTACACAGTAACCTTGACACAGCCAGTTTCTTATACAGACCTTACCCCTAATGGTCAGTCTTCTTACGTCCATGCTGTTGGCTGGCAGGGTGCTGAAACTCGCTCTGGTATGTTTGACGAGCAGAACGGTTTCTATTTCTCGTATAACGGTTCACAGTTTGCTGTTAACCGCCGTCACTCAGAGAAGGTACTCTCTGGTCGTCTTAACCTTACTCAGTACAGCCCACAGGTTAATGGTGTAGGAACACAGTTCCGTAAGCAACTTGCTGTTGGTCAAAAGATTGTTATTAAGGGTTCTTCCTACCTTGTTACTGCAATCTCCAGCGATACTGTTCTTTATATTGCTCCAGCATTTAAAGGTATTACAACCACAGGTGCTCGTGCAACGGTAACTCAGGTTGTTCAATATCCACAGTCCACATGGAACATGGATAAGTGTGATGGAACAGGTCCTTCAGGATTCGTCATTGATCCAAAGCGTATGCAGATGATCTATATTGATTACTCTTGGTACGGCGCTGGAACAATCCGTTTTGGTGTTCGTGGTCCTCGTGGATCCATTATCTACGTACACCGCGTAGTTAACGCCAACACAAACCAACTTGCTTACCAGAAGTCAGGTAACTTGCCTGCTCGTTACGAAGTAGATAACAGCCCGCTTGTATTCAGCCGTTTGGTTGCTGGTGGAGCCGGAACTTATGGATCTGTTCTTAATGCAACAGACTCTACTTTGTATATTGACTCAGCCACTAACTGGCCATCTTCAGGTTATGCAATCGTTAAGGACGATACAAACCTTGAAATTATTCAGTACTCAGCAGTAGGTGCATTTAACTCTACAGCCAATGGTTATCCAGTAACAGTTGTTGGTCGACGTTCATCAATTACGTTGAACTACCCAGATCAGCCATTCACATACTCAGGTACATTGAGCAGCGTTGCATTTACCCCTGATTCATCTCTTACAGGTTCTGGCGGAAACGCTCAGGTATCTATACAGCCGATTAACCAAAACTGTGCTCCTATTATTCAGCACTGGGGTTCATCAGTTGTTATGGACGGCGGATTCCAGAATGACTTGCTACCAGTCTTTACCGCTGGTATGACTAAGTATCAGCAGATTGCGGCCGGTACCGCACGTCCACTCCTTGCAATTCGAGTTGCTCCAACAGTTGATAACGCGATTGCCCGTAACTTTGGTGTACGTGAACTGATCAACCGAATGGCTTTGCAGCTCCAATCAGTGGCTGTTCAGACTAACGGTTCATATCGTATCGACGTTATCCTTAACCCTTCATACCTTGGTTATACCAACTGGACAACCGCTCAGTTGGCAACTACTCGTACCTCAGTTACAGGTACCTCTGGTCAGAACACTATTACCGTCGCTGATACAGGTACTTTAAACGTAACGAGCGTAACTGGTCTTCAGATCGGCACCTTAGTTTCTGGTACAGGTATTGCTACTGGAGCCTACATTACCGCTGTAAACGGTAACGTGGTAACCCTCAGCGCACCAAACACCACGACGGTGTCAGGAACAATCACCTTCACACCAAGCGTTGGTTATGTTGGTATTCCAAATGACTGGACTCGTGACGGCGTAGGTATTTCATCTTTGGCTCAGGCTATCTTTATTGATAACGGGTACGGTTCTGGAGCGATCCAAGCACCCTCTGGAATTGTTCTTGGTGGTGACTCTATCTTCTCTTTCTTCTCAGAAAATGGTGGTGGAGCGTCAAACTTCAACTCTTCTGTGTACTCACTTCAGGGAGCAAAGGATATTGGAAACTCATACATGTCAGGAAACGGAAACGTTTCTACCCCTGGATTCCCTAATGGTCCAGACGTGCTTGTAGTTGTGGCTACCAATATCGGTTCCGCTTCTTCTCAGATTTCAGCCCGTATTTCATGGACTGAAGCTCAAGCTTAAAAAGTATAGAAACAAAAACAGTATAAATCTAGATACACTAGTGGAAACCTTGGAAGGCAGGTAACCTAACGAATGACAAGTTACTCAACGCTTAGTTCGCAGATCACACAACTAAGCAACGATATGACTACCAGTTTAACTGGCGGTACATATACATCTACAGACTATGCATATTATGCAAATGCTCTAGTACAACTTGGAACAATGTTGGGCGTCAACGATATCGTTGCGGCTACAGCTAACCAAGTTTCAACAATTACTTCGACTGGAACAACTCAAGTTGGTCTTGTCAACTCTGCTGGTACCACTCAGGTCGCAGCAGTTAACTCGGCTGGAACCACGCAGGTGGCTGCCGTAAATTCAACAGCATCTAATCTAACCACCTACGCATACATGGGAGTTCTAGCATAATGGCTACACCTACAGTAACACTTATTCGTCGTGGTACAGCAGCTACCACTGACGCAGGCACAAGCATCACTGCTTCTACTGCCGCAATTATTACAAACATTGTCTTGTCAAACAAGACAGCAAATACCCGCTATGTCACAGTGACAATCGGCGGATATTCTTTCTGCACTCAGCTTCAGGTTTCAGGTAACGGTACAGTCAACTTTGACTCACGCCTTGTTGCTAACCCAAGCGATCTTGTTGTAGTCACCGCAGACGTGGCTTCAGCAGTAGATTTCTTCATCTCCGGCGTTTACCAGTAACAACCAAAGGACAGGTATCTATAAATGGCAATTTCTTCATATAAAGATTTTGTAGTTTTTCCTAACGATAACTCAGGTCGAGTTTACGTAAACGAAGCTACATTCACATCCTCTGGTGCCTGGACAGTTCCCGCAGGTGTCGCAAGCGCACAAGTTATTCTTGTTGGCGCAGGTGGAGGCGGCGGTGGCGGTTCACGCGACGTCGCTGGTGGTGGCGGTGGCGCTGGTCAGGTTATCGTTAAGAACCTTAACGTTACTCCCGGCACTTCCTACACAGTAACTATCGGTGCTGGTGGACAAGGCGGTCAAGGAGCGCTCGTCTCTGCAACTGACGTAGTTAACACTCTTCCAGGCGCTAACGGTGGTGCTACATCGTTCGGTTCAATCACAATTGCTAACCTTTTGGTTAACGCATTTTTTGAATATGGCGCCACTCAATGGGATCAGAACCTTATCTACCGTCAGGTAACAGGTATCGCTTCTGCTTCAACCATCACTGTATACCCTAATGCTAACGGTCTTGTCGTAGGTATGTACGTTTCTGGTACTAACCTCGGTACTAACACCCAGATCACAGGTATTACAGGTAACGTGCTTTCACTTTCTGTTGCTAACACAGTATCTACTGTTAATACAATCGCAACCTTCGATGTATCTGATGCAGTTACCTCACAGGCTAACGTGTCTTATAACGCTATTTCATATGGCGCTATCACTGCAAATACTCAGGCTGTCGGACAACCGTCTTCACCATACACCAACAACTTATCAAACAACATCATGCAGCCACGCTTGTCTCAGATGGAAGATCCAACACTTGTATCTTCTTCTTACGTACAGCAGTTTGGTACCGCGCTTGGTAGCTTCTCTATCACCAACGCTGGTCTTCCAACCAAGTTGGCGGAAATGGTTGTACCTCTAACAAAGACTGGTACACAGGCAACAATTGGTGCTACCACCATTGTTCTTACCGATGTTACTAACGTCCAAACTGGTATGTTTATTGCTAACGCAACTTATCTATCTTCTGGAACAGTTATTCTCGGCATCAGCGGTACAACAGTTACCATCAGCCAACCAACAATTGCGGCCGCTACTGCAGCCTCATTTACAATCTCTTACGAAGGTACCGTTGGTCAGTACTCACTCTTGGCTGTAACAGGATCTGGTACTTCTGCGGGTGCTCCAACATGGATCAACTGGTCTACCAACACTGGTACTACCCCAACATCCACTGCAGCTAACTATCAGGGTGTCCCTTACATTCCGGGCGCTACTTATACAATGTCTGCATACGTTTCTACAACTACAAACGTAAACACTGCTACACCACTCCTCTTCCAGTTGCGTTCAGTGGGTGCATCTTATGGTGCCTCAACAGCTACTAACTACCTTGGTGGTACAAACTCTGGTACATCTAACTCAATCGACGCAGGTACTGCTAACGGATTCTTCGTCCGTCAGGCAACACCTACACCTCTTGCTGGTTATACAGGTACAGTAGTTGCTAACGGTACTGGTGGAAATGGTGCTACTAACATCACAGTTGATAACGCAACTCAGGTTTATGTAGGTATGGCTGTTTCTGGTGCTGGCATTCAGTCAAACACAGTTGTGTCTGCTATGTCCGGTCAGACAACAAACGCCACAGTTACATTGTCGCTTGCTACCAACTCTGCATTGTCTACAACACCTCTTACCTTCTCAGTACCTACTGGTGTTCAGATCCTCGGATCTAACGTCACCACAGGTCAAAACGGATGGCGTCGTATTTATGCAACTTTCACAACACCTTCATTTGCTGCAACAACTGCAAACGGTGTTTACGGTTATGGCTCAACACCACAGTTTATCTACCCAACAATTGTTCTTGAGCAGGCTTCGACCTCGTTCTTCATCGATAACCTCCAGTTAGAAGTTGGTTCCACAGCCACAACTTGGTACCCACCTCTATACAACAACGATATGGCAATCCTTGCTACATCAAATAACAACACTGGTGGTAACCTCGAAATTGCTCACCGCCATGTTAAGGCTACCGCAGGTACTCAGTACTACGGCTCGCTCTTTGCCCTTAACAACGGTACCTCTTCTGTCTATCGCCCAGTGTCAGCCTTCCTCGAGTTCTTCGATGCAGACTTCAACTCTTTGGGTCGTACAAACGGAACAGGTTATGCTCTTCCAATTTCTGGCGTAGCAACTGCTACTCAGACCAACTCACAGGCTCAGACAGCCTACCCAGTCCGTATCGGTGTTACAGCAACTGCACCAACCAATACAACATGGATCCGTTTGGGTGCTTCTGCTTATCAGGCAGCTCAGGCAACATCAGCGATTGAGTACTTGTTCATCGCACCACAGCTTGAAATTGGTGCAACAGCAACCAACTTCCACCGTGGAAATGATGGAACTTACACATTCGCTGGCGAATACGGTAACTCTCAGATTGTTATTGCTGCGGCGCTTTCTGCTGAAGGTGGCGGTGGTGGAGGTACTTATAACTCTAACTACCCAATGTGGCAGTATGGTCTTGAAGGTGCTAACAACGGCGGTCACGCTGCTAACGGTTCTTACACACAGCCTACCCTTGCAGGTGGCGGTGCTGGATCAACTCAGGCTGGCGGAAACGCATTGATGTACGCACCTGCTACAACGGGTAACACAACATTCAACTACGCTGGTGGTTTCAACTCATCCGGTGGTTCTTCTTCAGGAACTTACCCAATGCGTGGACATCAAGGCGGAATGTCGATTTACCACTCAGGTAACATCGTTGCTAACTCTGTGCCTGCGTACGGCGGAGACGGTGGTCTTGGTACAACACTTTCAGGTTTGAACTCTGGTTCACCTCTTGGTATCCCTGTCGCTGGTGGTGGTGGAGGTGCTGGTTGGACTACAGCAACTACACAGAACTCCAACATGCCTGGCCGCGGAAACGCTGGCGGTGGTAAGGGTGGCGGTACCTGGATCGTATCTAACACAGGTCTAAGCAACTACTACTCACGTGGTATTGACGCACTTGCTAACACAGGCTCCGGCGGTGGAGGTGGTGCTTCTAACCAGAACAACGCATCATCTGTAACAGCAAACCACTTGGCTAACACAGCAATCGTTTACGATACTGCTAACGCTAACCAGTACTTGTGGAACCCTGTATACAACTGTACAACTCTTATCACTGCAGCTGCTGCAATTTACGCAACTAACGGTCTTCGTATCACAATCCAAGACGTTGGTAACGCAAAGGTTCAGACTGGTGTTAACGCGTTCCCAATCCTTCCTCGCACAGTGCTTGACTTCACAGGTGTTGCTGCTCGTCTAACAACTGCTCCTGCGGGTGTTACTTCGACACAGTTCCCTGGTCTTGCTAAGCGTATTCGCCCAACAATCCGTTGGAAGACATACGATATGCAGACAATCCGTGAAGATCGCCCAGCGTATGACATCGTGTTCACAGCAGTTAACACAGTTACTTACCTCAACAACATTGCTGGTCAGACTACAGCAGTCGGTGCATGGCAGGATCTTCAGGCTCCTGTTAACGCAGCCTACTTCGATGTAACATGGGAAGCACTATACTTGGATGCTGGAGACGTTATTGACGTTGACTTTAACAGCCTTGTATACTTCCCATACTCAAGCTTTGGTGGAAACGGCGCTGACGGTCTTGCTATCGTCCGCTGGTTCGACAAGGCTGTATTCTAAAAATACTAGGAGATATAACAAATGGCTAAATTCGCTCTTGTTGATAACAATGGTGTTGTTCAGCACCATCTTGTGGCGGATAAGGCAGAAGATATTGGTGTACTCGGCAGTCTCTATGAGATTGTCGAGACCACCAACTTCCGTCCTCAGCCAAGCATTGGGTGGAAGCGCATTAATGGCGTGTTCCAGCCAGCGGATCTTGGTGGAGCCGCAGCTAATTGGAATGGTGTTGGATTTAACCCCTCTGATGAAGACGTCATTGAGGCTGAAGAAATAGCATCTACCAAAGAAATTGAAGATAAGCCTTCTGGTTTAAAAGCATTATTTAGCGGAAAGAACTAACAATGGCCATTTCATCTGTCCCGCAGTTGCTCGAGCAATCTAATGATTATGCAATTAACTCCGCACAAGCAACAAGAGTACAGACGTTGTCATACGCTAATGGCGTAACTACCCTAACCATTAATCCAACTAATGGTGGAATTGCTCAGATCAACCAGTTAACAAGAAACGTCACTGTTTCTTTTACAGGTCTTCCTGGAACATTTACAGATCCATACGGAGTTGTTATGTACCAGCCAACCATCTGGTATGTAGAAATCCAGCAGGGAGCTACTTACACTGTGACATTTAGCGGTGTTACTTGGGATGGTGGAACCGCTCCTACACTAGTCTCTACCGCATCCGGTAAGAGCACCATTATGTTTACTAGCTTTGATGGCACAACCATTAACGGTAAACTACTTTACGCTAACCTAGTTTCCTAAGGAGTACCGTGACTCTATCATCTGTACCAGATATCATTAAGCCTGCAACGCTTGCTTATACAAACGCGTCTGCGGCTAGTAATAAACTATTGATCACGTCTCCGTCGACTAACCAAACGGCTAACCCTATTGCTACACCTACAATTAAGGTGTACCAACCTTCTACTCAGGTTACCCTTAACTTTGATCTCAACACAAACTTTGTTGGTCCACAGACGCTTTCTAACGGCAACACTACTGCAACCCATGGATATACATGGTTTGTTGAATACATACCTAACTCATCAATATTTGGATCTTTTACCGCAGCGCAACAATTAAATTTTGCTGTAACTTTAGCCTTTGGTGGGGGAACAGGTGTTGTCATCTGGGATGGCGGAACCCCTACTTGGACTAATAACTATAACGTTTTTCAATTTTATACAGTCGATGGTGTTAACGTAAAAGGAAGAGTTTGGGTGCAAAACTAATGCCAATTACAGAATATCCCGGAGTACTTCAGAAGAACTCCTCAGCATATATTAATGCTGGAATCACCTATTACGGTTCCCTGCAGTCAAACATAACAGGAACTGTTGCCTTGGTTGCGCCTATGGCTAACGTTATTGGATCTTTGACCTCGGGCAGTGGCTACGCCAAGTACGTACTATCGGGTAATGCTACCCTTTCTTGGAACGCAGCAAGTTCATTTTCTACAAAGTACGGTCACATCTGGTACGCAGAAATATCTAACCCATCTACATATACAGTGACATGGACAGGTATCTCATGGCCAGGCGGAGTTGCCCCAACTCAAGCCACAGGTAATGCTCGTAGCATTTATCAGTTCTACACTCCAGACTCTGGCATCACAATCTACGGTCGCCAGATCATGACATCTTTAGCTGGAGCATAATCCTCTATACTTAGCAAGTGAAAATTGCTGTTTATACGATCGCTCTAAATGAGGAGCAGTTTGTAGAGCGTTGGTACAACGCTAATAAAGAAGCCGATTACCTACTTATCGCTGATACTGGATCCACCGATAACACCGTGGAAAAAGCAAAAGCCTTAGGTATTAATGTCGTCTCTATTTCTATAAAGCCGTGGCGGTTTGACGACGCCCGCAACACTGCCTTAGCACTTCTCCCAGATGATATTGACTATTGTATTTCTGTAGACATGGACGAAATGCTTATGCCCGGCTGGCGCCCTATCATGGAGACCGCCACTACTACTCGTCCCCGTTATCTTTATACATGGAGTTGGCAGCCTAATGGTAAGCCCGGAGTTCAATTTGCTGGGGATCATATTCATAAGCGACATAATTACCGTTGGCGCCACCCTGTTCATGAAAGCCTTTACCCAGATCGTATTCAGGAGACGCAAGAGCAACTAGCACTTGAAATTCACCATCACCCAGATAACACGAAGTCTCGTGGTCAATATTTACCACTGCTTGCTTTGGCTGTAGAGGAAGATCCTATGGGTGATCGTAATGCCTACTATTACGCGCGGGAGTTGTTCTTTCACCAGCAATATGACAAAGCAAAAGAGGCGTTTAAAAATTTCTTGGCTCTACCTACCGCTACATGGGATGCTGAAAGATCTGCGGCTTATAGGAATATGGCTAACTGCTGTGCTGGAGATGAACGAGTTCAGTGGCTAGTAAAAGCGCATGAAGAGTGCCCCCGACTTCGTGAGCCTCTTGTTGAACTTGCTAACTACTATTACAAAGAGCAATCTTGGGATAAGGTTTTGGAATACGCGGAAAAGGCGTTGGCAATTACAGAAAAACCTTTGGAGTATCTTAATGAGCCATGGGCTTGGAACTTTTGGCCGTGGGATTTAGCGGCAATTGCTGCGTACAACTTAGGTATTAAAGACAAAGCACTAGAGTACGGGCAAAAAGCCTCAGCGCTTGACAGTTCAGACGCTCGTTTACAGAGTAACCTTGTATTTTATAATCGTATGTAGGAGGCGTTGTGCGAGCTTATAACCCCGGCGGTCGCTTCGACTCCGACTTTGAAACTAACGCTATTCTTGATGGCATTGCTTCAGACGTGCAAAGCCCAGCAGGAACGCTCGCAAAATGGTGGGTCTTTGATCCCGTACATACAGTAGAAGATCCAGTCTATGACGTAGGCGCTGCCACGGGCGGTCGTATGTGGCTTGGTCCGTTCGATCTACCTGTTGTCCGAGCCGTTATTACACAGGGCGAAATCGATATGTCTGAGCGTGGTTTCTATGCAGGGAACACCTTGCACCTTACCCTAGACGCTGAGCAAGTAGAAAGAATAATGCCAAATGTAGTTGGCAACCCACAATTAGAAGGTCGTGGGAGAATAGAGTGGTTGAATCAGATATGGAGACCTATCAAGGTTCAACAACGGGGAATTGTTAAAGATCGATATGCGCTCTTGTCTGTTGAATGTATTCAGGTAATGAGTGAAGAAATGGTTAATGATCCGCAGTTCCAGCAGTACGCTGGGTTGTACAGTCAGGCGCCTCTTACAAATGACCTACTTCCAGAACATAATAACTAAGGAGACAAATGGCACTCACCCATTCAGTTGTTGCGCTTAACAGTTCAACAGCAGTACAACTTAACGTAGATCCAACTATTACTGATTCCGTAACAGGAGAAAAAAATCCTACTTGGGCATACGGAACTATATCCGTGCAAAATGTTGATCCTTCAGCTACCGTTTATTTGGGAGCATCAACAGTGACCTCCTCCTCTTACGGAGTGAAACTTATTGCTGGATCTTCTGTAACTATCGATAGCCTAAGCCAAAGTTCAGCGTTATACGCTATCTCAACTGGGTCTTCAAATGTTGCTGTACTGATGGTAACAACAGCATGAGCATTAAAGTAAATAACATTAGTAACAATGCACCAGCCGTTCTTTACTATGGTGAGTTTTACGATACAACTACTCAAACTACTGGTGGAACTTCTACAGCAAACCTTATTACGTTTAATACAACAGACGTTGCAAAAGGCATTTCTGGGGGAACATCTGCATTAAGTGGAAAAATCATCGTTGCTAATGCTGGGGCATACGCTATAAATTTAGACGCCCAGATGTTTCTTAATGGTGGTGGCGGTGGAACTAACTTTACATTTTGGTATGCGGTAAATGGAAACAACGCAACTGTCTCTTCATATACATATAGCTTGGCAGTTTCTGGTGCACAAAACCTAGCAAGCATGCAAGACATTGCTGTCTTTAATGCTGGCGACTACATCCAACTTTATTGGTGGGCATCGACTAATACCTATCCTCAATTACTTAATACGGCTGCCGGAACCAACCCAGCCAGACCTGAAACAGCAAGTGTAAACTTAAGCATCTGGAGTGTTGGATAATGCCGTTTAAGTCCCAAGCCCAGAGACAATTTATGTACTCACAGCACCCAGAGATGGTAAAAGAGTGGGAGAATAAAACTCCCAAAGGAAAGAAACTCCCCCCTAAGGTCAAGAAGAAAGCGAAGAAAAAGTAATGTCAGATCTACTACCTATTGAGGGTGAAACAACTCCTAGTCATGATCACATCCATTTTGAACTACTAGGTGCGGATCCTGAACTTGAGGCAGCACGCCTCGCACAGATGGAAGCTGCTGATAAACTAGCTGCCGAAGTCGAACCAACTATTGAAGCGGGCAAGAAGGCTGAACAGGAACTTGAAGACCTTAAAGCAGATGCCCCTACAGAAGCTGATCTAAATCCACTCGAAGCGATCCGTAACAATACTACGGGGCTTATTAACTAAGAAAGGCAATACTATGTGCATGTCATGCGGTTGCAATAAGAAAAAAGGCGAAGCTGGATACGGCAAGGGTAAGAAGTCTGCACCAGCAAATATGAAGGGTGCTGCTAAGCCAGCTGCTGGCCTTAAGAAAATGGGAAAGAAGAAGTAAGTTGACGCACCACAAGAAAAAACTTACTAAGAAAGAGGACGAAAAAGCCGATCAAAAATTTATGAAAGGTATGTCCCCTAAGCAAAAAGAAGCATTTAAAAAAGAAGATAAGAAGATGGATGCAAAAAAGCCATCTGCTAAAGAAGATGCCAAAAAAGATGCGGCATTAGCCAAGAAGATTAAAAAGAAGTAATGACTTAGCCCCCGCAAGGGGGCTTTTTCATTTACCCTTGTAGTGTCCCCATGCGGGGGGCAAAGCACCACCCTTGCTAGAAGTACCTGCCACTCCGAAAGGAGCCTTTGCGATGTCTGCTACCTTGCGTAAGTCACAAGGTCATTTAGCATGCATTGCCGCAGGAGGAGTCACATATGTCAACTGACTTTGCTTCGCTAGCCCCAGCGGCCGCAAAACAAGCCGCAGATAAACTTGATCCAAAACTAAAACAGTCTGCCATGGCTAAAGGCTGGCATCATGAAATTGATGTTGTTGCAAAAGATGGCAAAGTCATGATCTCTTATCAAGAAGAGCAAGAGGGTGACATATTTGACGTCGAGTACGGCAACAAAGACGTTTCACCTAATTCTGTAATACGCCCTTTCATTTCTGGTTCTCAGGCAGCGCTTGCTGATTCTATTGCCGAGGCCGCTATTAATCATCTCTTTGATACGGGGATCTTGCCATGACAACTAATCTTGATAACGCCTTTATTTTTGCCGAGGATAAGGCACTTAAGACTTTAATGCAGGGTATTACAATATCTGATTTTGGATCAGCTCAACGACCATTAAAGGTTTACTACGGATACCCAGACGTAGAGCTTCGTACACAAGATTACCCATACATGGTTATGGAACTTTATGACATTAAGCAAGCTACTGATCGTCAAAGTTCGGGTATGTGGATAGATGACACTAACCGTGGAACAGTTGTATCTGACGGATCTACAACTTACGAGTATTACGCTCCTGTTGTTTATGATTTATTTTATCAACTAACTTCTTATTCACGTCACCCACGCCACGATCGTGCAATCATCTACTCAGTTTTAAATGAAAAGATCCCGGGTAAGTATGGGTTCCTACCTATCCCGAGTGCTAATGGCGACGGAACAACCGTTGTCCGACATATGTTTCTCGAAGGGTTCGTCAAGCGCGACCGTATCGAGGATGGGAGACGAGTATTTCAAAACGTCTTCAGCGTTAGAGTGATGAGCGAAATGACTCCTGCACAAGTTGCAGACGCCAGTTCGCCAGTCGAACAGGTCAACATTATCAATAATGGGGATATCCCCTCGGGCTTACAGTCGTTGTAATTCAATTTAACATCTACCAAGGAGATTAACTTATGGCAACATATTTACGCCCAGGAGTATACGTTCAGGAAACCCTGAACCCTATTCCATCCGTTGCTGGCACCTCATCACAGTCTGTCGCTGCATTCATCGGCGCTACCTATCAGGGTCCAACAACTCCGACTCTTGTAACATCATGGAGTCAATACCTTTCACTTTACGGTGGCTGGACAACTAACAACACTTTGCACTATGCAGTACTACTCTTTTTCTCAAATGGTGGAAGCCAGTGCTACGTTCTTCGTGTTGTTTCTCCATCACTAAGCGGCAGCACAGGAATTGCAACGCGTTCATTTAATGACCGTAAT